CACGTACTCACAGGAAAGGTTGATATTACCAGTAACCTACTGGTAGGCTCTTCCCACCTATTTGTCGATACCAATAATAATCGTGTAGGACTCGTCACCACAAACCCTGACGCAGGTTTACACGTAAACAGTAATGCCTACGTAAACACAGATTTGCGTGTAGGATCACAAATCGAAATAAACGCAACAGCTGGACGTGTGAAAGCAGGATCATTTGAAGGTGATGGCTCTTTATTACAGAATGTACCGGCGGGTGCGGATGGAGCCGCGGCAACAATAGCAGTCGGAACGACGACGACTGGTCTCGCGGGAACGGATGCCTCGGTAACAAATTCTGGTACGACCTCAGCCGCTGTCTTTGATTTTACGATCCCAAAAGGTGACCAGGGAATTCAAGGAATTCAAGGAATTCAAGGAATTCAAGGAATTCAAGGAATACAAGGACCTTCGGGGACGTTATCCGTTGGTACGGTAACCACGGTGACGCATGCGAGTGGTGTGAGTGTTACCAATTCCGGGACATCTGAAAATGCGGTATTCAATTTCAATATTCCTGAAGGTCCGACTGGACAAGATGGAACTAATGGAACTAATGGAACCAATGGAACCAACTATTTCACGTTAAGTGGATCGGATATTTATAGGTCTACGGGGAATGTGGGGATTGGGGCGACGAATCCGGGTCATAAATTAGAAGTGGATGGAACGTTTAGAGCGTCTACTTACGTATCCACGCCATACCTCTATAGATCGAGTCACAATAGTGGATACATGGTTGGTTCGTATAATAGTGTCGGCGGCAACGGCGGTAAAGTGAATCCTATTTACGTCATAGGATCAAGTTATACACCTTCTTCAGACACTGCACTTGGTAGTATGTACGGTATGGGCTTTTCTTCTGCGGATTTTAATAGTATACTGACCGGATGGGGTCTGTATGTGGCGGCCAATGGCACTGCTCGAATCGGATTAGACGCGGACAATGGTCGAATCAAGTGCACGGGGTATGTAGATACACCGTACCTCCATAGATCGAGTCATAATAGCGGGTACATGGTTGGTTCGTATAACAGTGTCGGTGCCAACAGCGCTCAAGTGAATCCTATTTACGTTATAGGATCAAGTTATAAGCCAACTGGAGACAGTTCGTTGGGTAATATGTACGGTATAGGCTATTCCCATGCTAATTTTACAAGTATTCTATCGAGCAACGAGGGAACTGGGTGGGGAATGTATGTCGCAGCCGACGGTGATGCTCGTATAGGTTTAAATGGAAGTACCGGATCTATAAAAATGAGAAGCCAAGAAAACGGCGATAGTTACGCATGGGAACCAGGAAACGATGGATGGTTGCGATTACAGGGTAATTCCCCTGGTCAGGGAAACATGTACGGTACTTATACATCCCTCGCGGTTGGTAGATTTCATGCAGCGGGTACGACGCATTATAGTGATGATCGCCTCAAACATTTTGAAGAAGAAGTTCCAGCCCTCGATCTTATACGACAACTAAATCCGTACAAATACAAAAAAACCAGTAAAATCTATACAGAAGACTATACGGGTGAAATAGGGGAAGAAGGTAAAGACTGGGAATGGGAAATAGGTCTTATCGCACAAGATATTAAGAAAATACCTTATTTAGAATTTTCCGTTACAGACCCAGAAAACAGCCCAGAAAAGGATAAGTACGGTTTGAATTACACACAATTTATAGGTGTGTGTATTCAAGGGATTAAAAAATTAGACGAAGATCTTCAAACCACAAAAGAAGATCTCCAATCCGAAAAGAATAAAGTCGCGACGATGGAACTATTAGTCGCATCCCTCGTAAAGCGCGTCGGGGATCTCGAAAATCTAGTGATTTAAAGAAAAAGCGCTTTCATAAAGTACAAAATGTCTTGCATCGCCACTCTCAGGCCCGTCATTACCACCCCTCTTCAATCCAAGAACAGGGTCAAGTCCCGCAATGTTCGCACCGTAGTGCGGGCGACCAACGAGGGGTCTCGTTTCACGAAGATCGATCGCCCTAACGATTTTCTAGCGGTCGCAGAGCGTGTTAACGGTCGCGCCGCCATGATCGGATTCACTTCCGCAGTGGTTGATGAAATCATGACTGGTAACCCTATCAGCGCACAATTCCATGATAATATCGGACTCTCCATCGCAGTCGCATCCCTGGTTTTCCTCGGTACGGCCGCTAACCCAGAGGATGAGGGATACGTGCAGGGACCATGGAAGCCTGAGACCGAACTCGTGAACGGTCGACTCGCGATGATCGGTATTCTATCACTTCTACTCACCGAATCTATTCATCCACAGGTCCCCTTATTTTAATGCTTAAAAAAATAAAACCGTAGTATAATATAAAACATGTCAGGTGGAATTGCGCAATTAGTGGCAATTGGAGCCCAGGATGCCCATATCGTTGGCCGACCCGAGGTCTCATTTTTCCGTTCTACATACAAACGTCATACAAATTTTGCTCAGACCGTCGAGAAGCAGGTTATCCAGGGTAACCCCGTCGCGAACGGTATGTCGACCGTCCGTTTCGAGCGCAAGGGAGACCTTCTCGGTTACGTGTACATCACCAACCGTAACACACCCACTAACCGCAACCTCGCTGGCTGGGAAACTGAAATTGCCAAGGTCGAGCTCTTAGTGGGAGGTCAAGTTATTGACACGCACGATTCCGTCTTTTCTCAGCGTCTCGCACCCCTTCTTCTCGGTCAGACGTACTCCAAGTCGCATAAGGCGCTGGGCAACGGTACACAAAGTACCAAGATTTACCCTTTACGATTCTCTTTCTGCGAGAACGCACAGTCCGCCCTTCCTTTAGTGGCTTTACAGTACCATGACGTGGAGCTTCGAATTACTTGGGGTACTACTCTCGCCAGCGATGCGTACGAGGTCCACGCTCAGTTCATCTACCTCGACACCGACGAGCGCACGGCTCTCGCGGCGACCCCTCAGAACATGCTCATCACTCAGACGCAGAAGGCTATTAAGTCTGACGCCGCTATCCAGGAGCTTTCGTTCAATCACCCCATTAAGTTCCTCTGTTCGTACCGCGCTTCGGCTACGGATTTCGTCGGTACTTCCGGGGCTAAGACGAAGCTTCAGATCAACGGTACTGATGTTGGAGATTCCAAGCTCGCGAACCCGCATTACACCTCTGGTTCTCTCTATTACCATACCCCGTTCGCTGACTTCAACGCCAGTCTCGAAAATCATTTCCTTTACCCTTTCTGCTTAGACACCGCCAAATTACAGCCGACCGGTGAGTTGAATTTCTCCCGGGTTGACTCTGCTCGTCTCGTGACGGATGCCGGTGCCTTCGAGTCCGACATTTATGCGGTCGGTTACAACATCATGCGTATAGAGCAAGGTATGGGCGGATTAATGTATTCCAACTAAATTCCCGTATAATATTAAATGTGGGTATTCCTTTTTCTCATAATTTTCGTTTTTATGATCACCTACGATCCTAAATCCGGAACACTTAATAAATATATTCCAGTCGATAATGCTCCGTGCAAGGATGCACATTATCAGGAGATTCAATTTGGACAACATGGATACCCGTGTCCAGAAGGCGAAAGCTCTAAAATGGGCGCCATTGTATCTACTTAAAAACAAAACACATTCTTAAATCACACATGTTGTTCGGTCTCGATCGTGATACGGCTATTATCACTGCCGTCGTTATTTGCGTTGTCGCAACAGCTTATTTATACAGGGAACTCAAGAAATCCAGAGAAGAAATTGACCAGGTTAAGAGTTTTATCGAGCGTGAAGTTGAAGAGTCGCAGGCATACATGAACGCCGCAGCCGCCTCAAATATGATGCCTCCACCAGAGACACCCGCTCAAAAGATCGAGGTCACGGAGGAGGCACCATCTATGGTTCCCGAAAAGCGCATTACGCGTTCGAGTGAGACGATTCAGCCTCAATAATCTTATCAGGTGATTATAGAGGCTAATGTGCGATGAAAAAACATAAAGCTATTGCGATTCCTGTTACGTTTGCTGGCGAAACCCCCCGGTTTCTAACGGTGAGAGATAAAAGATTTAAAGAGTGGATTTTTGTCACGGGTGGATGCAGGCGACGGGAAATATTTTGCCCTTTACGGTGTGCACTAAGAGAATTAGAAGAAGAGACGAGGGGGGTCGTTTCGCTAAAAAATGGTGAGTATACGAGTTATTCGTTTAACGTTAAAGAAGAACCCAATGTAGAGCTAGAATACACGGTATTCGTATTCTTCGTGGACTACCCTAAAGCGGAACAACTTGAACTCGTTCGCCGCTTTAATGAAGAGAAATACAAAATGCATACAAAAAAGATACACATGAAACGTACATACGATGAAAACGATTTTATGAGTTTCGACACTTTAGGAGAATTTAATCAGCGTAGGCGTTGGGAACGAATAGTGACAAACGTGTTAGAAAATCCGGAATTTTATGCATGCGTGACTTCTCTTAATAGAAAAACATTCTCTATAAAATAATGAAGTCGAAGAACTACATCCTTCAGCAAATAAAAGAAGTACTCATAGATAGAAAAGCTTACAGTGAAAGTAGAGCTGATAAATATATCGAAGAAGTTAAGGATAAAACGGTATACGAACTCATGGTCTTAAAGAAAGAATTGAATATGGAAAAAGAAGAGTTGAGGGATGTTTCTTGGAGAAGTTCCGTCTGGCATGAAGAAGAGTATTAAAAAAGTAAGTATATAACCAAGTAAGTATGTTTAGATCTTGGTGTCAAAAACAAGGGTTTACCTTTAAAGAAGGCTCCAATCTATCACATGTGCTCATGGACGGTGGTCGTCTATCTGTTCCTTTTGATAGGTTGAACGATTTTTACAATATGTATGTAAAGTGTATAACAGAAGGTGAAAAGTTATTCGTCGTCGAACAGAAAACGGATACATTTAATTTTTTCGTGGATCTAGATTACAAGGACACCGAACAATTATCTTTCGAAAGGTTGGAAGAATACGTTCGAACGATTTGTGACCGAGTCACGCATTACGGGGGAAAAGATGTACTCATATCTGTGGCTGAACCCAAACCTTCACGCGATAAAATCAAACATGGAATTCATATGAACTGGCCCAATTTCGTAGTTGATCACGGATCGGCTATGGCTCTTCATTCGCATATCGCATCGTCACTGTCTTTACTGTTTCCCGGAAAACCATGGGACGATATAGTAGATACCGCTGTGTATGGTGCTGGAAGACGTAATGTAAAAGGAAGTGGGTTTCGTATGCCATGGTCTCATAAAAAGGCTAAACACGATGCATGTGAAGGACGTGGATGTGCGTCTTGCGATAAAGGTAAGATAATCGAAGGTGAATATCGACCCGTGCTTATGTACTCACACGAAAATTCTTCACTTTCTCATATTCATAACCAAAAGCCGAGTCTAGAAATTATGCAGATGGCAACTCTTCGAACAGAAATCACGACACCCGTTATTGTACAGGGTTCGACCCGTGTGGAAGGTGGATTTACCTTACGCGAAACGAAGAATGTCTTCTCAGATGAAAAGATCATACAAGATATTGAAGCGTTCGTACAAAAAAACTTACAAGGTCAGGAAATGGCACAAATAACGAAAGTGTATGAAGATAAGAATAATTACCTCGTATCTACCAACTCTAAATATTGTGAAAATATGCAGAGATCACATGCATCGAATCATGTATGGTTTAGAATCGAGGGTCACACTATTGCACAAAGATGTTTTTGTACATGTGAAACCATGCGAGGTAGACGGTTCGGATTTTGTAAAGATTTTTATGGACGGAAGCACCGTTTACCAGACACAATTTTTAGAGAATTGTATAAAGATGGATACAAAGCATCATTATACGATACACCGCAGTTAATGTGTCAGAGTTGTCCCGAGGTAAAGAAAGAGGATACAGTAAAAGGCGTCAACATGTTGCAAACTTTTATCAATAAAAATATGACGAGTACACCCCTTACTGTAAAGAGTGTGACTAAAAAATCAAAATTTCAGCGTATAGTCTACACGGATTTAAAGTGTACGAAATGCGATTCCACGACCACGCAGTTCAAAATCATAAAGAATAGGATCGTACAGGCCTGTTCGTGCAA